CTCCTGTAAATTACCATCGCATAGCCAGCAGTAGGGCCGTTGATTGATACGGGAGCAGTAAGGAACGAAGACGGAGCCGCACCGAATCCCACAGGGTTCGAGAACGATGTTTCCGATTTCACGGATAAAGAACCATCTACCGACAAGTTGCCGTTTGAAATGGGCTGCACACTTACCGAAGTGATGGCAAGCGCAGCCCCTCCTGAGTTTATGATGAAGTTCCCCGTGTTTTGAGCGGTAACATAATCGTCTATGCTTGACCCAGCGAGAGTTGATGCGCCGCCTGTGCCGCCGATAGAATAAGCGCCATATTGGGATGATGTCGCTATTGTCATTTTTACTTCATAGGTAACTCCCGCCGTGATGGAAAGCGCAGGATTCGGCTGGGCACTTTGGTTTGAGCCAGCCGCCGCAATAAGAACTCCTCCCGCAATGCTCCACTCCGCTTGAAGCGTCCAGCTACTCGTTTGAATAGCGGGAGCGATGTTTGAACCGCGCGTGGCGTCAATATAAGCGTTCGCTCCAGCGGATTGAGAACCGACAGTCGTCGTTGAGGCGAAGTTGGCGGTCGAGGTGACGTTCAGGGTGCCGCCGACGGCAAGATTGTTCGAGCCGAGGTTCACGTTCGAGTTTGCGCCTGTATAAGGGACATAGGTGGTGGAGGCGGTAGAGGTCGTAAGGCACGAGGCGCAGCCGATCACGCTTGCCGCGCTCCATGTGATGGGCGACGTGGCAGTGACAGAGGCGTTTTGAAGCGCCGAGCTTATATAGCCGGAAGGATTCGTGGCGAGGTAATAGGTCGTCGAGTTCGTACCTTGCCATGTCCCCTGCCAGTTTCCCGTGCTCGTTGTGACCCCGACATTCGTGAGGGTGATGCTGTTCGTCGTCGTCGATATGCCGATTCCAGTTCCGGCGACGAAGCTGATCGTCGAGGTGTTCACACCCGCGATTGTCTGTACGGCAATCTGGCAGGTAATCGTGCCTGTCGCTGAAAGCGAATTGGCGAGCTGGCCCGTCGAGCAGTTCTGGACGCTGCCGCCGTTGATATTCAATGTGACCGTCGTTGTCGTGTTCGTGGAACTCGTCGCCTGCGTGATCGAGATTCCGCTTCCTGCAACAGACGTATAGGTCGGAGCGGTCGGGAACGTGACGCTGCCGCAGCTCGCAATCCCTGCACTCGTCACCGAATTCACGAATTGGTTTGCGCTGCACGTCTGGGTGACGCCGTTATTCAGGCTAACGCTGATCGTCGTCGTCGCACCGCTTACCGTTGTGGTTGCGCCTGTACCGGCGGTTATCTGATATGCGGCCGCCTTGTTGCCGTTAATCGTGGGCCAAACGACACCGAGCGTGCTTGATGTGATGGTGACCGTTCCCGACCCGCCGTTCACGGTGTTCACAACCTGTGTGCTCGACGAGAGGAAGTCCGACGGGTTGTAGAGCTGCCACGTTCCGGCCCAGTTCCCGGTGTTGGTTGCGACTCCGGTGCCGGTGATCGTGACAGTCCCGCTCGCGCTCGAAACTGAGCAAGTCCCCGCGCAAAGGATGTATGCGGGCGTGTAGGCCCCGCTTCCGGTGCCGATGAGCACCTGCCCGGCCGCGGGCGATGCTGTGGTGCCGGTTCCGCCGAGAGCCGGAGGATAAGCAGCGGCGATCGCGTCGATCGCCCTTAACAAGCCGAAGATGGCAACGATGCTGACTGCGATGAGGAGGATTTTGCGGATCACTGGTACTGCGCGATGTGAGGCTCGCCTGACAAGGCTGCCGGGGGCGGGGTTATATACGTAATCGTAGTGCCTGAAATCTCATAGTCAACCCCCTGAAGCTGCGGCTGTCGTGCAAGGGTGATCTGCAGGGAGTTCGGGTCAAACGGCGTGATGCCTCCGTGGAGCGTGAACGTGGTGTTTGTGCCGTCGATCGTGCCGTCCACATTCACGAGCTTCCACGGCTGCTGAAGGTTCGCGCCGATGTCCGTGATCATCTTGGCCGTGATGCCGAGCAGCATCTGATACGTCTTGCCTGCGGTGTTCTTGGTCGAAGCCGCGGTGCCTTCCTGCGCGCGGGTGACGGTGAGCGTGTTTCCGGAGACGTTCGTGACGCGGACGATCTCCACGTTGGGATCAAGTGCCGGATTCACATAATCGGTCGAGTTCCACCACACCATATTGAAAGGCGCGGAAGGAAGCGATGATCCTCCGGAAGAAAGCACGATCGAAGTGTCGGTTGCGCCATATCCCGTCGAGACGGTGAGCTGTATGAAGTTCGCGACGGAATCGAGCGTCATGCGTGTTCAGATACTTATTTCTTCCGGACGCAGGAAGCACATGCAGTTCGGATGGAGTGGAGGCGCGCTCACGTCGCCGTAATCGAGCGACATGGTCTTCGCGTCGTCGCCTTCGCCCACGGTAAGACTCGCGCCGTTCTCGAAGAAGTTATCGTCAATACCGATGGTCTTGCCGTCCATCGCCTGACAGAACGGGCACACATTAGAGGTCTGGCTCGTGTACCACTTCACCGTCTTCACGACTCCGGACTGCTTCCACGCGCTCTTCAGCGCGTCGTTCGCGGCCCTGAATGATTCCGTCTTCGCGACCATCGCCGCGCGCTTCTCGTCGCTCCACTCGTAGATCTCCTCTACGGTCTTCGTGATGTCGGAAAGCGGCGCACCCGCGGTGAGGCCGTCATTGATCTTCGTCTCTAGCACTTCAAGCGTCGTCTGCTGGTAACTCTCGGACATTTTCTGTACGGAAGCTTTCACCGCCGCGCGCGTCGTGTCGTTGAAGGGATTGAGCTCGGGCTTTCCGATCTCGGCCGCGGCCGATCGGGACTGATGCTCGAAGAGCGTCTCCATGATCGGCGTCACGGCGTCGGTCGTGATGGAGATCCACTTTTCGATGTTGAAAAGGTCCTTGGGATCGACGGCTTTCCCGATCGCTGTCGGAAGGTTTGCGAGCACTTCCGCCTTCTGCTCGCCGTTGATCTTGCGGATCGTCGCCGCGATGTCTTTTTCCGCCTGCTCGGTGTACTCGCTGAACTCCTTCCATCGCGCTTCGTCCTGTTCTTTCGTCGTCTCGAACTTCTTGCCCGCGAGGCGATCCTTGAGCCTGTCGGTGATGCTCTTTGTGAGTGATTCCGCCATGGCGACGCGCTGTTTCGCCCGACTCGCGAGCTTCGTGCGTGCGGGCCTGAAGGCCACGCGCTGCCCGTTCGCGGCCTTCTGGACCTTGGCCTCGATCGCCTTGAGGAGCATCTTGTGGGGCTTGTCCGCGCCTCCTGCGGCCTCCGGCGCCACGTCGCCGTCGCCTTCTGGCTCGCCTACCGGTCCCATCGTGCTCGGGGCCATGAGGACATCGCCGCCTTCGACAGGACCGAGGCCCATGAACTCGTCGCGTGCCTCATTGATCGTGAGGATCGGCTGGCTGCCGACCGCCGCCTGCATCTCGGTCGTCCGCGCGCCGCGGTCCTCCGGCACTGGATCGATGAAGCTTATATAAAGATCATCGCCGTAGCGCGGCACGAGCTTCTCGTTCAGGAAGTCGCAGATGCGCTGCATGTGCGGCTTTATGACGCGCTTGCTGAACACGTAGTCCGCCGTCTCGGCTGTCGCGCGGTTCGTGTCCGACTCGGCTGTGCCGAGGATCGTCTTCGACACGCCGAACAAGGCGAGGATGCGGTCGCGCATGTCCTCGGAGAGGTTCTTGAAGTCCATGTCCTTGGGGTTCGTGCCGGCGGGAGTCCACTTCACACCTTTCGGCAGGACGCCGATGCGCTGCATGTTGTCGATGCCGCCGTGGACGTCCATGAAACCGATCTTCAGGGCCTCCACCTGCGACTCGGCCACCATCTCCGTCTCAAGGAAGCCCGCCGGCCGTGCGCCGTTCAGGAAGAACTTGCGATTGAACTCCATCGCATAGTTGTCGTTGTCGATGTACTCCGCGCCCGCTTGCACAATGCCGCGGCCCTCGAAGAAATTCATCGGGTCCGGCGAGCGGAAGTGGATGATGCACGCTGGATCGAACACGATGTTCCGCGATTCGAGCTTCATCTTGTAGCCCGTGATGCGGAACGGGAAAGAGCTTTTATCAATCAGTGGATGGACCTTCGACGGGTCGAGCAGATAGGTCGCGTCCGGCTTCGCAAGGTCGTCCTTTACCGGATTTCCCTTCGTATCGGTCAAAAGCCAGTAACAGTTGCCGACAAGGTCGAGATGGCTTGAGGTGAGGTACTTCAGCTCCGAACCGATCATGTCGGGGTTCACGCCGTCCAGAAGGTCGAGGAGCGGATGCTGCTCTTTCTCGTTGTGGTCTTTGCCATTCACCTCGAAGAGCCGGAAGTCGATGTTCTGCACTTCGCGTGCTTTCGCGTTCACGGCTGCATAGACGTAGCCGCGGTTGTTCGCGAGCGCCTTCTCCGGGTCGATGTGGTGGCCGCCGCCGGGGCGCTCGATCGCGAACTGGTTGCCGCTCGTGTCGATGTCGCCGAACTTGCCGCCCGAGGCTTTGGTGAGCCCATAGCGGGTGAACGTCAAGCCGCCGCGCTCCTGTTCGTAGAGCTCGGGATCTATGCGCGAGGCGATGCCTCGCACGAGGCGTGGCAACCATCCGGGCTTGCCTTTGGAATTGAGGGAGGGTGAAGCCACTTTACGCGGTCATGATCTTTCCATCGGCGACCTTGAACGTGTGCGTCTTCGAATAGGGGCAGGTGAGGGAAGTCTCGATGGTGAGCGGTTCGAGGCTGACTATCGCGTGATTCTTCGTCGTGGCGAGCGGTTGATTGCAGTCCGGGCAATTGATGATGACCGTGTCGATCTCGGGCCACAGGAGCTCGACGATCTGTTTGATCTCGTACTTCTTCCCGAACCAGTTCCACCATAGCCGGCGGAATGCCCCGGTCGGCGGTGTAAGCGGCTCGCTGTAGAACTTCCGAATGGGCTCCCGTTTGGGTATGAAAACGAACTCGCCGGGATGGGAAAGGTCTTCAGAGTGGGGCACACGCTTTACTTCTAGCGCGGTGGACATTTGGAGGGATTATCTTCACAGTAGCAAAATGGTTACTTTCGGCAAGGGGATAACGGTGAGAGACTTTCGGCATGGGAACAGCGGCTTTATATTTGCTCATTCTTGTCGTGGGTTATATCGTTGGGTCATTTCTTCCAAGCTATTTCAAAAAGAAGGGCGAGAATCTCGCCACGAAGGAAGACATTGCTGAACTCACAAAAACTGCGAAAGAAATAGAGGCGAAGATCGACGAGGGGATGCTGGGGCGTCAAAGACAATGGGAGCTCAAGCGCGAGGTGTTATTGGAAGCGGCAAAGAGGCTGTCCGAGGTGGATAACGCGCTGCTTTCCTACTGGACGGCGATGGCGATGCCGAACCCTGACGATGACGAGGAGATGGCGATCTTGCGAGAAAACCGATCGGCCGCTACGAAGAGATGGAACGCCGCTGCGCAAGCGCTCGACGAAACTAGACTTATTGTGGCAATCGTGTGCGAACGCGTCACCGAAGATTCCTTTGATGCGTTTGGCACGTGGTGCGACATGGTGGTGGCAGGGATGAAAACGGACCCGAGCCTATATGAAAAATCGCGCAAGTCCTTATATGAAAAGTTGCAGAGCGCTCGCAATCACATTAGAAAAGAGCTGGGCATAGAGCGGCCCGCAGAGGATGCTCCGGGTCTGATAAAGCTCGACTGAGCTGCTTACTTCGCCTCCTTCTTCTGCTTCGCCCATCTCTTGCGCTGGGCTGCGGCGATCTTCTCACGTGCTTCGGCACTCAGAGTGTACTTCCGCTTCGCTTTACGGCCACCGCGGCTTGCGCCACTGCTGGTTCCGGTGAGTAGAGCGCGGGCCTGTTCGAGGCGGGAAATCTCAGCTTCGATTTGGGAAAGTATTTCAGTGGTATTCATGCGCAACAGTGTAGCGCAGTGGCTACGCATCGATCCAATGGATCTTCGGCAGCTCAAGCCCCTGACTGACGAGTCCTTGCAGCAAATAGACAAGGCCATCGCAGTTGTGAACGAGAATGCCGTTCGCTAAGAATTCGTGTGCGCCTTCAACGAGGAGGTTGTAGACGGGCCTTACGGACGAATCCTTGCGGATGTTCGCGGTGCCACTTCCGGCCGGATTCGCTTTTGTGCCACGCTGCAGCGGCGGGAATGACGTTGTAAAGCATGTTGCGTCGAGCTTCCCTGATCTGTTGCGGTGTGCGCCGGCGCATATGGTCGGAGATATGCTTCGCGCCATCTTTTGAGGCGAGATTAGAGATGCGGTTGTTGAGCGGGTTGCCGTCTTTGTGATGGACATGGGTGAATCGATCGATTGGCCCGAAGTTGTCGATCCAAAGCTGACGGTGGAGAGAGACGGGAGATTTGTGATTGCCGTCATGCCGCCAGTAGTAAACGCGATGAGCGCGTTGTTCGGCTTCAGGATTGCGGCGGTAGACCTTGCCATCGTAAAGAATGGCAGGCGGCGGATTCGCCCAATCAACCGATTCGTACCGGACAGCATCGCCTTTCCAGCGCCAATGATTCTCGCCTGAACGGGCAGCCGAAAATCGGGCACGCATTTCGGGACTCCACTTGTGTCCCTTATACCGGTCGCCGAGATTGCGGACAGAGACCTTACCAGCGCATTCGCGAGAACAAAACCTGCCGGTGCGCTCGCAGGCGTAGTATCGGAACTCTCTTCCGCATACTTCACACTTCCCGCTTCTATTGCCGAGATGCAGTCCTCCTTTCTGTTCCATACATAAATCATGTCGGATTCACGCACATTTGCAATGGGGACAACTCCGTGCGCCGTAATGACGGGATGATCGGGCGTGGCGGTCAATCCGAACCTTGTAATCACTTCTCGCCGTCCGGTTTGACCAGCCCAAAGCACGCGCTTATATCCCTGACGGGTGAAAACTCGGTCGCCTTCGCACACGGCTTTTATTGGGACTTCACCTCGTTCGGTGAAAACTAACGTGTCGCCATCGAGACATAGGTCGTCGTGTGACTCGACGCCAAGATTGAACATCTGCCCGAGCAGTTCCTCACATCCCGCCCGAGGGAATAGCACCGTGCCGTTCTTGATGTAGGGCGCTACCACTTGAAGCCTTGCCCGCTTGTCGCCCTGCGGCTTCATCGGAACAACGGGCAAAAGCGCGCGCTCCATCTCCTGAATCGCGGCCTTTTGATACGCCACATCCTCCACGAAGAACAGGTTCGCGCCGCCGAGTTCGCCGGGAATGTTCCTCACCTTCTGGAGGAAATTGAAGAACGTGACGTGCTCGTTGTACGGATGGGGCCGGATATAGATCTTCGGCGCGTTTTCGACGTAGAACACTTCGCCGGACACGATCGCCGTGTAATCCGCGCCTTCCTTCTGGCTGATCGCGAGGTCTATCCCGTGACCCTTGATCGCCGCGATGCCCTTCGGGAACTCGTCGTAGTAGTGAATGTCCTCGGGCTTTATGATCGCCTCGTCGTCCGAAACGATCTTCAGGAGCATTTCCCGCTGCCACGGGATCGCGCCCATATCCCGTTCCTTGTCCTTGAGGCTTTGCTCCGTGGGATACATCGCGGGCCATGTGCAAATGCCGTCCTTGTCGAGGAGCGGGAATTCGAGGACCTTGAATCCCGTGCCCGGCGCCCGGAGACGCGAAAGCAACGCGTCCATATGCAGGAGGTTCCCGATAACGACGAGCTTGCCCTTCCGGGCGTCCAAGCCCGGCATGATCTCGCTGTGGAGCCAGCGGTCGGTCTTGTCGCGGTTCTCCTTCGTGCGTACCCATTCGCCGTCCTCCGGGTCGTCCACGACGATGAGCTTCGGGCGGTATTGCAGATGGCGTAGACCTCTCACCTTCTGGCCGCGGGACCGGGCGAGGATTCGGACCCCGTTCGAAAGGACGATGTTCTGCTTCTGCCACTCCTCGCCTTCGCCCTGAAGGCTGAAGTCCTCGATGACGTTCCCTTTGATCTCGCCGTAGTCCTGCTTGATGAGGGTGTTCGTCTCGAGCTCGTGTTTGATGGCTGAAATGTTGAGGGTCGCCTGACGAGAGGAGTCGGCGATCAGGATGATGAAGGGATATTTCTCGGGATATTCGAGCGCGGCCCAGAGAGGGAGGGCCAAGCTGCCTAGCGTGCTCTTGCCTGAGCCGCGGAACCCGAGGACAAGGACGCGGCGCTCATGTTCGTCCTCAAGCGTGTGGACAAGCTGTGAGTGGAATGTGGCGGGAGGGTCGGTGAAGTATCCGGTGAGGTATATCAGCGAGAAGCCGAGCAGGTGTTTCCTGCTCTCTTTGCGGGCCTCGAAGTTGTCGAAAGGGTAATCAGCCGGGCTGGCTGGCGTTGCTGGGTTGGACATCCTCCTTCGGGGCGTTCAGAAGGCCCCAGTTGTCGAAGGCGACGCGGATCGCCTGCTTTCGTTCCTCGGGGAGCGGGGTGTTGCGGATCGTGGCGTCGAGCGTTCCGAGCTTGCGCTCGAAAACGCCGGCGTCGAAGAGTTTCTCGAAGACGGCGCTGTGGGCCTCGCGGATCTCACGGAGGGCCATGACACGATCCTGCTTGCGGGCGAACGGGTCGTTCGCGATCTCCCATGCGACGCGCACGACCTGCGTCATCGTGTCCTCGAAGGCGGCGAGGGCATAGTTGAGCGTCTGACGGTCGGCACGCTTGATGCGCTCCGCGTAGATCTTCTTTACGAGGGTCGAAAGGTAATGCCGCTCGATCTTGATACCGTACTCGCGATCGAGCCGGTCGGCGAGGTCGTCAAGAGGGATCTGGTGGTCCTGCGCGATGACCGAACGCACCCGTGAAATGAGGTACTGCTTCTTGTCCTTGGCTATAAGCGGCATGGAAGGATTGGGTTGGTTCCCCTTAACTGTACCGCGACGAAGTAAAAAAGCTAGACTAGGCGTGATGTGAGGTCTGTATGGCCGAGATAACGATAGAGTTCACCGGACGAACCCAAGATCTCAACGAATTCAGCTCCGCGCTCTTTGGGACTGACGCGCTAGCGGCCGGGACTCAAGAGGAGATTCCCGGAGGCGGGACGATCACGATGCAGTCGATGATGTTGCGCAAGGCGTACGGCATTCCGCAGTACATCGAAATCATTCTCTCAGTTGTGGACAGCATCGCCGCGGGGATCGCCGGTAATTACATCTACATCAAGTTGATAGAGCACAACGGCGGGAACCTGAGTATCAGGATCAACCGGCGCGAGGTTCACCTCGACAAGCGCAAAATAACCAAGATGATTGAGGAGGAAATCGCGACCCAAAGGAAATGAGAGACAACGCAAAAAATAAAGGTCTACTTTTTTGCGATTTCCTTTAGCATCGCTGCGATCTTCTTCAAGTCCTCAAAATCCGCGATAATCTCGATCCGCGCCTTCATTTTGTGCATCCGCTTGGAGACCTCCACCTCCCCATGAATGGTGGGATCATTCAGCGCCTTCTCAAGCTCCTTCTGGCTGACGGCCGGGCCGAATTTTATGGTGTAGCGTTCGATCATCTCTTTGGATTTTTCGCGACGAGCGTGAGCCAAACAACTTTTTGCCACGCATTACAAAAACTTCGGACACGCGCTTTATCACTGACACGAAGGACTGTTTTAAGGCACGCATTGCATCGGTATTTTCGTTTACGCTTGGCGAGGGAAATCATTTCTCATATTGCGTGATAGGTTTATGCCATGGTTCAAGACGGCATTCGGTTCTGCGATGTATGTGATGAGGAGATCCCGCGAGGCGAGACATATGCCTATTACCTCGTACCAACGCCCGAAGGCGAATCTCGCGTTGATGTCTGCTTCGACTGCCGAATGAATATGCACGGGCGGGATCTGAAGTCTGCCGTGAATTGAGAAACCGGGAAGCCCCTTTGCCCGACGGATGGGGCGGTTGCGCAGGTATGGATGCCTTGTTCGGGCAAAATACCGTCTAGAACGGGTTCCGCCGATTGGTCCTGCCGCGCCATTACTGGTTCGCGTTCCCGGCCCGATTGCTATTCTTCCGGCGCGCCCTCCGGTTCTTTGACCGGCTCTTCCTTTGCCGGCGCTTCGTCACCCTCAGGCTTTTCCTCGGGCTCTACTGCGGGCGTGGCTTCGGGAGTGGGCGCTGCATCGTTCTTCACCTCTTCTGCCGCGGGCGCCGCTACCGGCTGCTCGGCTCCGGCTTCCCGGATTCCGCCCTCTGGTGCTGCTTCGTAATCTGCCATTTGTTTTGATGTGTGGTTTTGTATCGACCTTTACAGACGCCGCACTCTTTCAGCGACGCTCCTGTTGTTCTCTGCAAGCCCGCGGAAATATTGAGCTGTCTTCTCTCCGTTTGCCGCGTTCTCTTCCTCGGCCTTCGCCTGCTGGCGTTTGTACTCCGCAACCTTCTCTGCCTGCTTGCGCTCTTTGTCGGACAAGTACTTCTCCTGTCCGGTCATCTGGTCGCGCTTGATGAACTTCGCGGGCTCATGGCAAATCGAACATACCCACTCATCCGATCCCTTTAGATCTCCGATCATGCTCTCGTGGCCGTTCTCACAGGAATAAAAGCCCTTCTCCTCCAACTCGCTCACCTGCTTGATCCGAGCTTCCATCTCATCGGCTTCGGCATTGAGGCGTGAGACAACGTCGCGTTTCTCCGCGGCGAGCCTTGACGCGAGGCCCGCGTTCAGGTCATTCGTTGCCGCTTCCACTTCCTGCTTTAGCCGGTACTGGGCCTTCGCATACCGCTTTGCGATGAATCTGAGCATTGTTATTTTGCGGTGGCTTTGATGATCTCGACGAAGATCCACGCCGCAATGAACACGTATACCAGCACAGTGACAAAACGCATGGATGCCTTGAAGTGCTTGGAGGTCATTGATTTAGGGGATTATCTAAAGTGTAGAATATGGGGGATATTAGTCAATCCACAGGAACATGGAATGCCCAAAAGGATTTGTAAACTTTGCCTGCAGCACAGGGAACTCAGGCGTAGCCATTTCATGCCTCGGGCTATTTATGGGAATCTGAGAGCTCCGGGCTATGAGCCGGTGCAGCTCACGTCGAAGGTCGTGAGGCCCACATCTCTCCAGACGGCCGAATACCTCCTGTGCCACGATTGTGAGCAGCTCCTCAACAAGAAAGGTGAGCGGTGGGTTCTCCCCCGTCTTGCGAGGTACAACGCTTCATTTCCGCTCTACGATCTTCTCACCAAGAGGCCACCAGTATTCGACGATGGTTATCTGGCCGTCTATGCAACGGCCGAGAACCCGGATGTGGATCGCGAAAGCTTGATCAACTTCGCCATTGGCCTCTTCTGGAAGGCTTCCGTTCATTCTTGGAGTGGCGAGCGACAGGAAGCGCGCATCGATCTCGGCGACGTCGGGGAGAATCTCCGGCGATTCCTGTTGGGGCAAGCGGCCCTAGCAGAGAATGTTGCGCTGGTCCTGATTGTCGTTCCTCCACCGGTGTCCCTAATAGCCACAACCGATCCGATACGTGGATCGAATGCCGACTTCGCGAATTACCACTCTTATGTGCCGGGCCTGTTTATGAATCTTTGCGTCGGAGCGGACGGTCGAGAGAGAATGAAGGGCACCTGTATTGTTTCGAATCCACTCGGCCCTGTCACTGTCCAAGACGTTACGCCTGACATTCGGGCACTACTCCATTCTGTGGGAGCCGGTGCGTATAAGACAAAGAAACTCATAGAAACTCAGGCGGAAATCGTCGAAAAGCAGCTCCACAAGAAGCCTCAGTCCTAAATTTGCGCAAGAACATCATCAATGCCATGAGCAATGATGTACCTTCCTCCGGCTTCTTCCAGTCGTCTCTGAAATTCCTTCTGGTGCTCGCTCTGCTTTCCGCCCGGTGCTTTGACCTCGATCCCGACGTACTGCCCGTTCACGACGCACACGATGTCCGGACTGCCGACCGCGCCGAACCGGTAGAAATGCTTGTTTGAATCGACGAAAGCGCCGCTGTTGTTCCGGTAGTGGAACACGTGCTTCCACGCCAGCCATTCGAGAATCGCTTTCTGTGTCGCGCTTTCCTTCATTCCCTCCGACGTTTAGGTTTGTCTGATACCGGCCGGCCGTGTCCGCACTCGCAATCGCACGGGTGATCGTGGCTGTTGTTCTCTTGCCAGTCTCGAATTATGCGAGTGTGGTCTTCATGTGCGGCGTGAGCCAACCGGCGCGCGAGCTTGTCGTCGTTATATTCTTGACGCGGGACGGAGCCATCACAGTCTGAGTGCTTTTTCTGTTTGCAGGGGATGGAGATGTAGCGGGGGCCGCGCATGGGGAATTAAGTTAACTGTACAATTGGCGGGCGCGGAGTCAAGGAGAAGGCGTAAGCTAGTCGGAGAGGATTATGCGGTGGCGAGCAACGGCGCGCGGCGATTCG